CGTTTCTTGAGTCTTTCGCGGTGTCCGCTATGGACAGGTTTTGAGTTTTTGCCTGCGGTTGTATTATCGATTGTTGTAGACATTTTTGTTCTTCCTGATGAAAATATACATTTTTGATGTTAAAAATTGTGCAACAAATAAACTGCAATGCCACAAACCTAATAAATATAAGGAAAACTAAATATGAATATTTTTACAATAAATGAATAAATATTCAGTTTCAAGTCGAATTAGTTGTAGATTTGCTGAATTTGGATCAAAATACGGTATTTTGGTGCCGTTTTTGTCCTTTGGTCAATTTTTGCGTTTTTTTGTGGTAGAATGAATAAAGTGTAATTCTTGAGGTCAGGGAAGGACGGTAAAAAATTATGACTTTATCATTTTTAGTCTTCGAGGTGATCGGTGACGGGGAGGTCGGGTTCGGTCTGTCCTTTGTCTTGCCGTCGGGCGAGGTGAGGAGTGTCGACTCGCTCACGTTTGACCGCGCGGCGATCGATATGCTTTGCGAGAGGATGAACCGCCTCGGTGTGACCGAGTGTCAGCTTTATGAGATACTCGAGGATTTTCTGCCTTGAGTGATTTCTCTGCGGGGAAAGTCCCGGTTATCTGATCTCTGACTTGAAGGCGACCGCCTTTCCGATGATACGTATCTTTTCAAGCTCGTCTCCAGAGTAGACCATAGGCTCATAGTTGCTGTTCTCGGAGATCAGCATAAGCTTGGAGCTTTCGGGGTAGTAGTAGACTCTTTTAAGAGTTGCTTCATCGTTGATGATAATAGCGGCGATCTCTCCGTTATTGACAGTGTCCGCCTTCTTGATGAACACTGTGTCACCACTGTTGATTCTGGCATCCTTCATACTGTCGCCCTTGGCTATGAGACAGAAATCCGCATCGGTATCCGCATCGGTGTAGACGGTTCCACCGTCCTCCTCACTTGCAAAGACGGGATAACCGCACGCGATCTGACCTACAACGGGCAACACCTTGTATTTTCCACCCGAGCGTGCCTCGGGGATATCGGTTGTGCCGAGAAGGTAGGCTTCGCTTACACCGAGCGCACGCGCGATAGCGCAAATTGCGTCGGCCTTAGGGACATAGACACCGTTTTTATATTGGCTCAGCCTGGGCTTTGAGATGCCGGTCAGGCGGGAAAGCTCCGCGGCTTTGATATTCTTTTCAGCCATCACAAGAGCCAATCTTGATCTAAAATCGTTCATATCTATCTCCGTTCGATTGAATAGGGAACAAGCGGAGGCTGTATGAATGCCGCCGATTGTGAAGAAGTAAGTAAACTATATCCTTGCTTCCTTTTTATTATACCAAAAAGTTAAGGAAGTGTCAATAGGTTTTTTGAAAAAAGTTAAACAAAATTAATTTTATTTTTGGGGTTGACAAAATAGAACAGGTGTGCTATAATTTGTTCAGTCGAGCAGGAAAGAGTCGCGGACGGCAGGGTACACGTAGGACTTACGGCTTTCATTATATAGTATAGCTCTTTATTTCCTTTGTGTGCTTTTCCACTATGTTTTCCGATCTGTGACCGATGAATACCGATATTTCGGATTCTTCTATTCATCTTTTGCTTGATGCGTGTGCTCTGCTTCGTTAAGTGAGATTAACTATTCGGAGCTTGTTAAGTATACTTAATTAATTGTGCTGAATGCAATGTCGAATTAACTTTACCGGGGTGCTATACTGTCGGATTATACTTGCTCGGGGCTTTTATAACAACAGTGCTGCGAAAAAGCGAGGAGAGTAGGTTTTATTTTTTAGCCGCAAAATAGAACAAATGTGTGATTTTGGGCGGATGATTTGTGCGAGTGCGGTGGATCGTTTGGGGGAATGCCGGAGAGTGATCCTGTCAAGAGTGGTGCAAAGCGATGAGACGTGGGGGCTCGGTAGGGCGTTTCGGTGAAATGTCAGAGAGCAATTCAGTCAAGAGTTTGCGCAGCGATGAGACGTGGGGGCTCGGTAGGGCGTTTCGTGTAACCCCAGGGAGCGATTCGGCTGAGGGTGCGCTCTGTTGCGGTGATGTTTTTGCCTCACGAAAGTGATATTATGAGGGGGAGGGCAGTGATATTCGTGTCCGGTAGAGTGATATTCCGGAAACGGCGTGCGTGTCATCCCACGCCCCCACCCACTCCCCCGATGCTTCGCGTCTCCCCCCTCGCGGTCTCGCTCCTGCTCGGTTACATCGCGGCTCTGACAGTCCACCGGACTGTCATTCACTACCGCGATGCCGCTTCGCTACCCCGATGGTGGGACCGGTGAAATATTCTTTGCAATAGTGTTGTAAATTGCGGTTTATAGGTGGGATAATAATTGCAAACCCTTTTAAAATACTTCACGGTTATAAGTCAAACGACACCATACAACCGTAGGGACCGACGTCCTCGGCGGTCCGTTTCGATACGATTGTATCTTTTCAGCCATAAGGGTTTTATAGGCGTTTGCTTTGCGGACCGCCGAGGACGTCGGTCCCTACGGCGCAAAGCGTGCCGTGAAAGAAATATATAGCCGTGAAATGCAATTTAAACCGTTCGACAAATCAAAATTTGAAGGTGGCGGGCGGGGAAGCTTTGCGGTGAGGCAGCGGAATGTTTGAGTTTTCAGGTGGTAATTTATTTTTTTAGCACGAAAATAGAACAAATGTGCTAAAAGGATAAAACGATGCGGAGGTAGGGGGAAGATGAATAAAGCAGGATGCGGACTGAAAGCAGGATGCGGACTCAAAGCAGGATGCCGACTGAAAGCAGGATGCAGAATAAAGGCGGAATGCCGACTGAAAGCGGGATGCGGAATAAAGGCGGAATGCGGACTGAAAGCAGGATGCGGACTGAAAGCAGGATGCGGACTGAAAGCAGGATGCGGACTGAAAGCAGGATGCGGAATAAAGGCGGAATGCGGACTGAAAGCAGAATGCGGACTGAAAGCAGATGCGGACTGAAAGCAGGATGCAGAATAAAGGCGGAATGCCGACTGAAAGCAGAATGCGGACTGAAAGCAGAATGCAGAATAAAGGCGGAATGCTGACTGAAAGCAGGATGCAGAATAAAGGCGGAATGCCGACTGAAAGCAGAATGCTGACTGAAAGCAGAATGCTGACTGAAAGCAGGATGCGGACTGAAAGCAGGATGCGGACTGAAAGCAGGATGCAGAATAAAGGCGGAATGCCGACTGAAAGCGGGATGCGGAATAAAGGCGGAATGCCGACTGAAAGCAGGATGCAGAATAAAGGCGGGATGCGGAATAAAGGCGGAATGCCGACTGAAAGCGGGATGCGGAATAAAGGCGGAATGCCGACTGAAAGCGGGATGCGAAATAAAAGCAGGGTGCGGAGTGAAAGCAGCAAGAAAAACAGAAGCAGCAGATGAAACAGAAAGAAAACACAAGGAGTTAAAATCGCGCGGGGCGCGTAGAAAGGAAAAATACAATGGCTTTTGCAGGAATGTGTCCTTATCTCAAGGACGCGAGAGGTATGGAAAGGACGGTCTGTGAGTGTGCGAAGTTTACCTTCCCTGACAAGGTCGCTCGCAGGGAGGTCGTTTACGGATATTGCGGTCATCCCGAAAATTGGAAGGCTTGCATGCTTAAGGCGGTCATGGATCGCTATTATGACAGAAAATATGCTGATGGCTGACGGCCTTTGCTTGCGAGTTCGTTTTCGATTATCGCGGATCTGTTAATAACTCGGATTCATTATTATCGTGAGTTTATTAATATCGCGGATTAATTAATATTGTGGATCGCGTATTCATGAAAATCACAGGTTTTATTATTAAGTATTTTATGGAGGAAAGGTTATGTTCAAGAAATTTTTGAAGGACTTTATTGGAAAGCTTCTCAGCATCAGGGATATTCTCAAAAACAAGAATATGCAGATAAAGGCTGAGAGAGAAAAATACGAGGCGGAGAGGATGGCCAACGTTATCCTTTCGGCATATATTGCGCTCCTTGTGGCAGAGCACGGTGCGGTCAGGATCCCCAAAAAGGAGATAAGCGACGCGCTTGGAAGATATATCGTTCGGTCCAGTTCATCCGGTGACGATTACGTCATTGAGGTCAGCGAGGCTTTGCCCGATGCTCGCAAGGAGGGTGCTTGCATTGGCGAGACAGGGATCATATAAAAAATGGTGCGACAGGTACGGCTTTGAGACTATACGCCGACTGGCAGAGGAGGGCTTTTCGGATGAGGAGATCGCAGAGCGTTGCGGATTGACCTTTGACGTGTTTCAGCGATGGCGAAAGAAATACGCAAAGTTCCGCGATGCGATCGAGATCGGGCGGAAGGAGGCTGATTTTTCGGTCGTTGAGGCCTTATACAAGAAGGCGACCGGATACAGCGTCAAGACGAACAAGACTCACAAGCTCAAGCGCGTTGACTACGATCCCGACACCGGGAAAAAGGTCAAGGAATACGAGGAGCTTGCCGTCGGCTTTGACGAGAGCTACGTTCCGCCCGATCTCAAGGCTGAGATCTTCTGGTTGAAGAACCGCCAGCCCTGCCGCTGGAAGGAGAAGGAGCTTCACGTGGATGACGGCGAGGACGGTGAGGGCGGAATCGTTGAGATCCCGCGCGCTGACAGAATAGGAGATCTTGAGGATGGCGGCGAATGAGAGGCGCGTGATCTGGACGCCGCAGCCGCGCCAGGCTGAATTTATGCGCCGACTTGAGGACGAGGCTCTTTACGGCGGTGCGGCAGGAGGAGGGAAGAGCGACTGTGCGCTCGCGGAGGCTCTCCGTCAGATCTCGATCCCGCACTATCGCGGTCTGATACTTCGCAAGACCTATCCGCAGCTCTCCGAGCTTATAGATCGCTCTCACGAAATCTATTCTGCCGCCTGCTCGGGCGCGGTCTTCAACGATAGCAAGCACGTATGGCAATTTCCCTCGGGTGCGAAGATCTATTTCGGATCTCTTGCTCACGTCTCCGACCGCTACAACTATCAGGGCAAGCGTTACGATTTCATCGACTTCGACGAGCTTACGCAATTCACCTTTGACGAGTACAGCTATCTCTTCTCGCGCAACCGACCGAACGGTCCCGGCACGCGCTGCTATATGCGCGCTCAAGCCAACCCCGGTGGGATCGGACACGGTTGGGTCAAGGCTCGCTTTATCACTCCTGCGCCGCCTATGACGACGATATGGGAGAGTGTCAAGGTCACATTCCCCGACGGACACGAGGAGGAGCGGCGAAGGTCACGCATCTTCGTTCCGTCTACTGTTTTCGACAACAAGATACTACTTGAAAACGATCCCGGATACCTTACGCGGCTTGCGTCGCTCCCCGACGCTGAGCGCAGGGCTCTTCTTTACGGAGATTGGGATGGCTTTTCGGGTCAGGTATTCACGGAATGGCGAAACGATCCCGACAGATACTCCGAACGAATTGGCACTCACGTGATCTCCCCGTTCACTGTGCCGCGCGATTGGAGCATTATTAGGGGCTTTGACTGGGGATACTCGAGACCCTTTTCGGTTGGGTGGTATGCTGAGGACCGCGACGGAACATTATATCGGATCCGCGAGCTTTACGGCTGTACCGGTACTCCCGACGTGGGGGTGCGCTGGGAGGCCACTCGCCTTGCCGAGGAGATCCGACGTATCGAATCGGAGGACGAAAATCTGCGCGGAAGGATCATTCACGGTATCGCCGACCCCGCGATATATCAGAAAAACGGCGGTGAGAGTATTGGCGGTATTATGGAGAGACTTGGTGTGTATTTCGATCGCGCTGACAACTCGCGCATTGCCGGAAAGATGCAGGTTCATGACCGCCTGGCGTTTGACTCTGCGGGGCGTCCGTCACTCTACGTTTTCTCGACGTGCCGCAACTTTTTGAGGACGATCCCTTGTCTCGTTTACTCAAGCGTTGACGTTGAGGATGTTGATACGACGGGAGAGGACCACATTTACGATGAGCTTCGATACGTTTGCATGGCGCGTCCTATGCGGCGAAAGAATGAAGCCCCGGGGAGCGTTGGACTTAAAAAGTCATACGATCCGCTTGATCTTTACGGCGGCTATGCGCGTGAGCGTTATCCCGTAAGGACGAGATTTTTACAGTAACGTGCGCTCCCTTGAATCGGGGCGTTATATGAAAGGAAAGATATGAAAAAAACGAAAACTTTTTTAATCCCCGATCTTGAGGCGGCTAAGAGTCATCTTTTTGCCTACAAGAGACAAAAGGGGGAGCTTGAGGCGAGGTTGAGGGTTGAGGATGAGATCTGGAAAAACATCTATTCGTCGGACCGTTCGTCCTCCTGGGTCTTTAACAGCATCGTCAACAAGCACGCTGACATTATTGACAGTCTGCCCGAGATATGCTGTCTTCCGCGTGAAAAACGCGATGAGGCGGTTGCAGATAAGCTTACTAAGATCATTCCCGTGCTTTGCGAGAGAGCGGGAATTGAGCAGGTATACTCTGAAAACGCTTGGGAAAAGCTCAAGCACGGAACGGCTGTCTGGGGCGTTTTCTGGAATACTATGCTTGAAGACGGACTCGGCGACGTGGATATACGCTCGATAAGCTTGTCCGATATTTTCTGGGAGATGGGGGTATCCGATATTCAGGACAGTAAGAATCTGTTTATTGTTTCTGCTTTGGACATTGATGCTGTTGAGGCCTTGTATCCTCATTTCAAATACTCGGAAAACCGAAACGGAGACTCCGCGATCGCGTCTGCACTTGGATACGCTGTCTCGGATGACGGGAAGTGTGTGGTCGTTGACCACTATTACAAGCGATATCTTCCAGAGGGCAAGACGGTGCTTCATCTTTGCAAATTCTGTGGGGATACGGTGCTGTTTTGCTCGGAATCCGACGGAGATTACGAGGGCGGCTGGTATGCTCACGGGCTTTATCCGGTCGTGTTTGACAGGCTTTATCCCTGCAACGAGGGGATCTGCGGCTTTGGTATGATCGCCATAGCCTCGGGTATTCAGGATTACATAAATCGCGTTGACGACAATATGATGGCTTACTCGGATTGGGCTTCGCGCGTGAGATTCTGGGCGAAGCGCTCTCTCGGCGTCAACGAGAAGGAATTTCTTGATCTCGGTCGCTCTATCGTTGAGGTCGAGGGGGATATTGACGAGGAGAAGCTCCGTCAGATAGAGATATCCCCGATGGATGAGTCTGTTATGGACTGCAAGAAGATGAAGATCGAGGAGCTCAAGGAGATCACCGGCTCGCGTGACGTTTCGCAGGGAGGCATTACCGGCGGTGTTACCGCCGCGTCCGCGATCAGTGTTCTTCGCGAGGCGGGGGCAAAGTCCTCAAGAGACGGAATTGAAGAGTCTTACAGGGCTTTTGTCAAGATAATTTCACTTGCTATCGAGCTTATCGGTGAATTTTATTCGGGTGCGAGAGTCTTTCGCATTACCGGCAGCGAGGGAGCGAGGGATTATCTGACTTTTTCGGGCGGAGAGCTTGCCTTTGGTGAGGATGGCTACAGACCTCACCTTGACATCGTGGTATCCGCTACCAAAAAGTCACCCTCCGAGGCAAAGGAGAAGAATGAATTTGCCAAATCCCTTTACGATTCGGGCGCGTTTTTGCCTGAGAACGTCAAGGGGACGCTTATGATGCTTGAGCTTATGGATTTCGAGGGCGTTGAGAAGCTCAAGATGAGCTTGCGCCGCGAATATCTTGAGGAGAGTGAGGCATGATAAAGGCGTCGTTTTCAAGGGGTGAGTCGGGGCTTCGCGCGATCATTTGCGGCCACGCGGGCTACTCTGAGAGTGGTGCGGACATTGTTTGCGCCGCGGTTTCGGGGATAGTTTACGCGATGCTTGGGTATCTCGCTAACAGCGGTGCATATCTTAAGATCAATTCTATCGGCTCGGGGGTCGCCGACATTGAATGCGACCCTTCGGGCGAGGAGGCGATGAAGCTTTGCTGCATAGGTCTTATACAGATCGCTCTGACTTATCCCGGTACGGTTTCGGTCGACTCTATGGCGTGGGGGTGGAGGATAAAGCCGCCTGTCTATGCCGCTTGCCGATCTGCCGGTGCGTGACACGGACACGTTTTTTCGTGGTAACTTAAGGAGGTATCTTACGTTTATGAATGATGAAGATATTATATCCGCTTCGCTTGAAGACGGAGACGGCTCGTCCTGCCTTACGGACCTGAATTGCGATGACTGCGATCGCGAAGTCGCAGGGGATGACCCCAATGAGGGAGTCGAAGCTCTTGATAGCGTTGAAGGTGCGGCTTGTGATGAGTCAAATGATGAGAAAAGCGACAGGGAAGAATACGAGAGGCTTATCAAAACAAGATTTAAAGAGCTTTTCAGGGAGGATACGCAGAGGCTGATAAACAAACGGTTCAAAAAATACAGGGCGCTTGAGGAAAAGGTGAGAAGGCTTGAGGATGAGGCGAAAAATTATGCCGATATCGACTCGCTTCTTATCGCTGAGCGCGAACGGGCAGTCAGGGAGACTGAGGAAAGAATGAACCGTCAGTTCAAGGCTATGCGTGCCAGGATTTCGGAAAATGCGGTGTCGCCGCGCTCGGCTCGTTCTTCGCTTGACGTTTCTAAATTGACTAAAAGTGAGCGCGCGTCTTTGGCTTCAAGGGCGCTTAAGGGTGAAAAAATTCACCTTTGATATTTGTTATGATAGATATTTTCAAAAAGAAAGGAATTTATGTTTATGAATAATTTTAAGATCAATTTGCAGCTTTTCGGTGCAGGTGAGACCGTGATGGGCACTGAGGGAGAGATAAACGCAAAGAATAGCACGGTCAAGCAGTACGCAGACGGAGAGGGTCTTTCTCCCGAGATGAAGACGTATTACGCAGACTATCTTATAGATAACGCTGAGCCTTCTCTCGTTCACGACCGCTTCGCGCAGAAGC